AATCAGAAGCCGTAGGAGTTGCATTCTGCGAGAACTTGTTGGGTGGACGCTGGGTGCAAACCTCGTACAACCACAACATTCGTAAACAGTACGCTGGTATCGGTTTTACATACGACGCTGACGCCGACGTGTTCGTCGCCCCGCAACCGTTCCCGTCATGGACATTGGATGAGAACCATGACTGGCAGGCACCCGTTCCTCGACCTGAGGGTGATTACTACTGGTCAGAGGACGACATGGCGTGGCTAGCCGTCGAAGTTTGATCTGCTAAATTCGTAGCATGAGCCACGAATCAAAAGAGATGGTCAAGTCCTGGGCAAAGGTATTCCTTGCTTCAGCAATTGCGCTCTACATGTCCGGAACAAGAGATCCTCTTGACCTGATTAATGCTGGAGTAATCGCAGTTCTCCCACTTATTTACACGTGGCTTGATCCACACGATAAGCGCTTCGGTCGCGGAGCAGACTAATGCGACGCCCGTATACGGGCAATAAGGATGGGGTTGCCAACGGACCCAACAAGCAAACTGTTGCACTAGTAAATCAACTCGAGCGCTACTTCCCTGCGCTCTGGAACAACGGCATCTGGGCGGTGAGAGACATGCGCTCAAAGAAGCAGTTGTCTGTTCATGCAACCGGACGAGCGGCAGATGTTTCATACAGGTACATGAAGACCAAGGGTGTACCCAAGGGAGGCAGGCGTCAGGCGGTCAAGGCAATGAACTTCATCGTGCAAAACGCTGATGAACTCGGCTTGGAAATGTGCATCGATTATCAATACGGAGAGCATGGACGAACGTGGAGGTGCGACCGTGGTGTATGGCTGGTGTATCAAAAGCCAACAGTGCAGTTTGGTGGCACCGGAGACTGGTTCCACATCGAGGTCGATGGAAAGAGGTCGCCAGCGGAGATAAGAAAAGTATTCCAAAAAATGGACAGTCCGGCATGAGCCAGGCTTGGGGCATCGTCCTAGCCTCTGTGGTTACTGGTTCCTTTGGACTTCTTATTGCGTATGTGAATAGGTTCCGGAAGGAAAACCGTGAGGATCACATGACGGTCATGGACATGCTCCGTGTGGTCAACCGTAACGTGGTCAAGGTTGAGGACAAGGTCGACCTGCTGGATGACAGGCTTGACACACACATACTGAAGGACCACAAGAAAAAGAAGTAACTGTCCACCCACCGGGGTGCCTCAGCCCAGTTCCCTAACCTACGTCCTCACGGATACTTGCCTCTCCCACAGACATGGGAGACCTACCCCAGTTCCCTGGTGTTCTTGCCCCGCCACTTGCAAGGGTGGTACGGCCATGCGCTTCTAGGTTGTGCAACCACTATACACACAGTCATAAATGCTTGCAACTGTTTTGCACCGTATGTATACTTGTAATTGACCCGGGGGTCTGTTACGCCTTTCTCGGCTCCCGGGTCACTATAAGGAGGGCACATGAGCAGATTCACAGAAGTACTAGAAGAACCCAAGAAGGTACCCCTTTCCCAAAGGCTACAGGAAGAACTGGACGAAGAGTCATACAAGGATTTCCTTTCCGCCCTTGAGAACCCAAAGATTTCAGCACCGGCAATACAGCGGGCACTTGCGGCAATGGGAATCCACACATCCACAATGACAATCCTGAGACTAAGGGGAGACAAGTGACCAAGTTCAACGAGTACCTTGAGGCAGACAGCGTCATAGCAGAACTCAAATCTGCCCTGAGACGCGCTCAGCAGGCCGAGGCGAAGGCGAAACGCAAGTCTGAGGACATTGTCAATGCCGTCTACCAAGCGGCCTCAGACGCGCTGAGAGCGGCTCCTCCGGCCAAGATAGAGAAGCCCAAGCAAAGCAAGGCTAAGGGCAAGCCAGAGGTAGCCCTGGTGCACCTGACTGACTGGCAGGCTGGAAAGAAGACGGTGTCCTACGGGCTGACCACGTTGGCTGATCGCATCGAGCAGATGACCAACAAGGTGATTGAACTCACGAACATCCAGCGCCAACACCATCCAGTTAGGGACTGCGTGGTCATGCTGGGCGGGGACATGGTCGAGGGTATTGGAATTTTCCCGGGTCAAGCCTATGAAGTTGAAGCCCACCTGTTCGAACAGTTGTTCGAGGTCGTACGAATTATTGAACAAACCGTAAAGACACTCGCTCAAAACTTTGACACAGTCCAGATTGTGTGTGAGTTCGGCAACCACGGAAGGCTCGGTCGCAAGGGCGACATGCCGAGCGGAGACAACATCGACCGCATGGCGTACAAGATTGCCAGCGAGCGCACCGCTGGTATCAAGGGCGTGACCTGGCAGATGTCAGCGGACTGGCATCAGATCGTTAGGGTCGGCAATTACAGGGCCCTGCTTGTTCACGGAGATGAGGTGAATTCGTACGGTGGCAACGTGCCCGCCTTCGGTATCCTCCGCAAGTGCAACGCTTGGGCCACAGGGGTGGTGGAGGATTTTCATGATGTGTACATGGGTCACTTCCATACCCCGATGAGCCTGACGCTCGCCAATGGTGGGCGCGTGTTTGTCTCCGGTAGCCCTGAGTCACACAACGAGTATGCCAGGGTGTTCGTTGCCGCTGTTGGAAAACCCAGTCAGCGCCTGCACTTCGTAGACCCAGACAAGGGTAGGGTAACAGCCGAGTATACGGTCTGGCTAGACTGAGGCGTTATGGCCAAGTGCAATTGGCCACTTGTTGCAATCCACTGGCGGGATGCCTTTGACGGTGACAACGGGTGGACTGACGTAGAAACCTACAAGCCCACGGAAGCGACGGTGGTTACCGTTGGCTGGCTGTGGCCTGAGTGTCTGAGTGGATACGTCACACTTGTCAACTCTTACTTCCCGGATGAAGTTCCAAACCTGGAAACAACTGGCATGCCCGTGCACATACCGAACGAAATGATTATCAAGACTGTTGTTCTTGACCAGCCAGATTTTCTTGAAGAGAAGGTTGCTCCACAGCACTATCCGTGATACAGTCGTATCACAACGACTGGAGGGTCATGCACTACACAATCAACAAGCCAGAACACGGTAGCCAAGAATGGTTGCGTGTGCGCTGGGAAAACAAAGACGGCAAGAAACTTATCTCTGCCTCGGTAGCGGCGGCTGTGCACAACGAGCACCCGTACACATCATCTGCCGAACTGGCGGCTGAGTTGCTGGCTGACAATCCACCCGCACCGCTTCCACCCACCAAGGACATGGAGCGTGGCAATCGCATGGAGCCAATGCTCGTGCAGTGGATTAGCGAAACCGAAGTTCCTCTACAGACTCCGGACATCATGTATGGCTACGAACGTGGCAACTGCAGGCTCATCGCCACCCTGGATGCCATTGATCCAGAGGGCAAGCCATACGAAGTCAAGTCCACCCGCAAGCGATGGACGGGAGAACTGCCAGATCACTGGTACTGGCAGGGCGTACAGCAGGCCATGTGCACTGGTCACGACCAGGTCGAGTGGATCATCTTTGACGGCGATCTCGACATGCACCGCTACACCCAGGTTGTAACCTCCGACGAGAAGCAGGCACATGAGAGTGCCGTGGCTCAGTTCCTGGAGTCCATCGACGCAGGCATGATGCCAGAGGGTGCGGTTGCTTCTTACGAGATGGTCAACAAGATGTATCCACAATCCACGCCATCGAGGGTGGAGATTGGCGATGAGGGGATGGATGCAGTCATGCAACTCATAGACCTCAAGGATGCAATCAAGGAACTAGAGAAGCAAGAGAACGAGTTGCAGGCACAGATCGGTGAGATGCTCAAGGACTGTGAGGTTGGAACATTCAACGGAGCGGAGATAGTTTCATGGAAGACCTACAGCCGTGAGACCGTAGACACCAAGGCACTGACCGAAGCGCACCCAGCATTGGTTGCGAAGTTCAAGAAGCGTAGTCAATACAGAACAATGAAAACAAAAAGGAGCAAGTGATGGGATTCAATCTGGATAGTTACGAGACAGTCGAGGAAAGACTGGTCAAGTTCTGGGAGGCGCACCCCGAGGGTCGCATCCTTACCAGCATGGTTCACTACGACGACAACAAGGTGGTCATCAAGGCTGAGATTTATTTCAACCGTGAGGATGATCGCCCAGTTGCTACTGGATACGCAGAAGAAGTGCGTGGCTCAAGCCCAGTCAATAAGACCGCGCACGTCGAGAACGCAGATACCTCGGCAATTGGTAGGGGCTTGGCCAACTGTGGGTTCCAGTCCAAGTCAGCACCACGCCCCAGCAGGCAGGAGATGGACAAGGTCAACAGATACAACTCTGCTCCAGCACCACGCCAGCCTCAGCCTCGGTACGAAGAGCAACAGGGCATTGATGCAATCGTCGATCAGTTGGCTGACTCCTTTGGTGGCGAAGTGGTATCACCACCCAAGAACGTGACCATCAAGAACCCGGGAGAGCCAGCATCACCCAAGCAACTTGGCATGATCCGCGCTCTCATGGGCAACCAAGGAATCCGTAGCAAGCAGGAGCAGGTCGACCTGGCATCGGCAACCCTCGGCAGGGAGATTGACTCATTCGATTCTCTCAGCAAGGGTGACGCATCCGCTTTGATTACTGCCCTCAAATGAGGCGCAACCCAAAGCAACTCATAGCAATTAGACTCGAGCCAGAGTTGCTGGCTAAGATTGCTCGGGTATCAGAAAAGATAAACCTGAATAGGTCGGAGACCATTCGTGTCCTGATCCAATCGGGTCTCAAAAACACATGACAGATGAAAGGAAAGGCGATTGTGAGGGAAAGCAAGACAAGTGTTCGGTACATGGATGTCCAAAGTTTGGGGCGTTGGGCAGACCGGGCCGTGACGGTAAGCGTAGGGTCAAAGGTTGCGGTGATCCTGTGGCCAGAGGCAAACGGAATAGAACGAAAGGCGACAGTAAGGCTCGGCGTGCTCGCAAGAAGTTGGGCCTTGTTGCTACGGGCCACCAGGGATCTAGGCATGAAGAAGACTGGTCGGGTCGATTCCGCATTGAGGTCAAGGCTGGTGCGCAGGTTGGCCCGATCGCTACAAGGTTCTTCGCGGCTCGCGCTCAATCGAGCGCTTCGAAGAGCGCCGGAGACATACGTCCTTTTGCTATGGTAGCAATGCCTGACGGCACATCCGAAGGTATAGTTCTAATGACGCTTGAGGAGTTCGCAGAACTTGTAGCCCTTATCCAGTAAGGAAAATAGAAAGGCACTATAATGAAAGGCACACCGATGAAGAATGCTATGCGGCTATTGGCCGCACTTCTCGCAGGGGTAGCACTGACCAGTCCAGCAGGAGTGGTCTATGCATCAGCCCCCAAGGACGATGTGGCTCGAGCCTCAATCCCACGGAACAAAGAGATGAGGTGCCCCCAGTGGGTGCCACTGTTCAGGGAGTATGGCTTGCCACCCAAGGTATTTAGTTACATTGCCTGGCGAGAATCCAGGTGCAACCCGCGCTCCACCTCCGCTGTTAGGTGGACAAGGTTCCCCGATGTGGGATTGTTGCAAATCCAAGGCTCATGGATTACAGTTACATCCAACATCTGCAAGGTGGAAAGAAGCATGGTTCAACACGCCCTGCGAAATGTCCACTGCAATCTTGCTGTTGCCAAGTATCTGTATGAAAACGGAGGGCTCGGTCACTGGAGCCTATAGGTGGGCTCGTGGATAGAAAAGAAAAGAAAGAACAGGAACGGAGGGAAAAGGCAATGGCTGAGATAGCCGAAACGTGGACGCTCGTTAGCAAGAACTTTGACTGGCAAGACGAAGCAAACTGTGTGGGTCTAGGAGACTTGTTCTTCTTTGATCGTGGCTCACCGGCAAAGAAAATAGAAACAGCGAGAGGTATCTGCAAAGCATGCAAGGTCAGTAAGCAGTGCCTCAAGTTCGCTTTGGACAACAGGTTTGAGTATGGAATCTGGGGAGGCAAGACTCCGAAGGAGCGCATGCTAATGCTCGGCATCCACTCGTGGAGCAACGATGCTCCTCACTGATCTTTATGACACCATCAGATTTCTTCGCAAGGTATACCCAGGCAAGGCAGACGAAGAAAGACTTGTCCAACTGATTGAGAAGTTCGAAAAAGAAATAGAACGGAGAAAAAAGAAATGAGCACAGCAGAGGAATACTGGCAGGAACGATGCGACGATCTGAACACAGCCTTGTCGCACTCGATAGAAGAGTTGACAAACCTGAGAGAACAACTCTCAAATGCGAGAGATGAAATCTACAGGCTGAAGAGCATGCTGTCCCGCATCCAGGTTGCGATGAGTCAGGGCACAGAACTTTAGTGGAGTGGTGGTCGTGGCTTCTTTCGGTCATAGGAATTATCGGCATGGTTGCAGTTGGCTACAGGAAATGGTGGTCATTCTCAATCCTCATAGTTGCAGAATTCCTGTGGGTGGCATACAGTCTTACGACAGAGCAATACGGTTTTATAATGGGGTCAACCGCATACATAGCGGTTCACACAATCAACATGAGGAGATGGAAAGGTGACACCAGAACACATTGATCTATTCGTAGACAGAATCTGCGGATACTTCCCGACAACGAACATCGCACGTAACACGGTCAAGTCTGCATGGAGACAGGAGGATAGTCTCATCGATCTGTCCGAAGATGCAGCAAAGAAGGTGCTGCAGATGGTCAAGAATGAGCCAGTGTTCCCAACGCTGCAGAGAATCAACTCGATCATCAGGATGGCCAGCAAGCAGGAGTGGGGTGGATACTGTGGCAAGTGTGAGCGTGGCTGGATCTACGTGGAAAGCGAAGAATGGGAAGGACGGAAGTACCCTGTCGTTGGCAGGTGTGTATGTTCAGGAGGAAGACATGAGTCAAAAGTGGGAATGCAAGAAGTGTTTGACTTCATTGACGACATACGTACGCCTCAGTGAGCCCCCGATTTGCAATAGACACTCACAACCTGAGACAATGGAACTGAAAGGTAGGAAGAATGCTGACGGAAAATGACAAAGAAAAAGCGGAGAACCTTCTCACAGAACTACTCCTTGCTGGGCTACGTGCACCCGAACACATCAAGGGTGCCATTGCGGATTTGGCAATCGGTGTTGCTGACCTACTTGAACCGGAGCAAGTAGAAAGAGCAAAAGATTACGCGGCCTTTCGCAACCGCTACCACGACAACGCGAAATGATTCATTCCGAGCGTGCGCCCGCGTGTGTGCGGGTCTTGTTCACGCCCGCTTGCGTGTCCCTCGGCGGCGGGCTAGTCTGGTCGCACCGCCCCGCTTGGGGCGCTTCAACGAAAGGCAAATCATGTCACAGGAACATAACGATAGTCAAGTCCACCCAGAACTTGAATCAATCATAGAAGAAGCGGAAGCCAATCTTATTGGCGACATCATGGAGAGCGTATCGGAAGACTTCAGGTCTATCGAGAAGCACATGTGGGAACAGTTCGGTGATCCCGATGGTGTTGCCAGTGCATTCGGTGTAACGATACTCGCTGACAACATGGGCGATGCTATGGACAAGGTCAGGGAGACGGAAGGTCAGGTAGTTACGCTAAACAAACCTGACGACATTGACACAGATGAAGGTGGACTGCTTGGCATTGAGCACCTCGCAAGTCATGGCGACATGTACGCAATGCTGTTCTCCCGTGAACTAATCGTCAAACTCATAAAGAACGAGCCCGTTGGCTTGATCGTTAGGGTTGGTGGCTTTGGCAGTGAGGTTGCGGCTACCGAAGATGTTCGCCCGTCAGAAGCAAGTGACGCAAAGGACGTAGTCGTTACCGCTATGTGCACCAATGCTGGTGTCTACGCCATTATCCGTAACGCCAAGACAGGTGAGTTGATCGGTGAGAGCAATACCTCGTACGACAATGTGAAGAATGGTGAGAGCAAGATGATCGACGCAATGATGGCATCGTTCATGGCACCATCGCTAATGCGTGACATGTTCGATCAACTCAAGGACGAAGAGTCCGAGTAGGGCTACCACTACCACTACCACTACCACTACCACCACTACCGCTACCACTACATCAGTAGCGGGATGATTAGCCCTGACGGGTTAGCGTTACATAACAACTAACTCGTCGGGGCTAAGTGTGGGGAACATTTGACTGCCGCCCTGCGTCGGGCTAGGCTCGCCGTGCTGAGTCCAACGGGGGCTACGGCTTACTAAGAGAAAGGCAACTAACACTATGGATGAGGTACTTAGGTCGTTATCCGCAATGAGCGAACTGTACGAGCAGTTTGCGTTTCGCTCAACAAGTCTAAACGCTTGGTTTCACTATCGCCAAGCGTATGTAGATAACGAACTTTACATAGAGAATGTTATCGGGGCTTCTAAGGATAGGGGTGGCATTAGCGACAATGACGCTTCAGTCATTATTGCTATCGCTAAGGATAGCCTCGCTAACACATTGGCTACTGAGCCTGAATCAGAGTACGCCTAGGTCTTACCCCTTTCTCCCTAGGCGTTACGGGGTAGCGATAAGCCCCATAAATACTATGCCTGACATATGCATAGCAGAAGTTATCGCAGTATGTCACCTAAACAATAACAATAACAACTAACAGGAGGTTAGTAATCATGGAAGCAGTAACAATGACGGGTTGGGACATGGCTAGTTTTGCCTTGTCTAACAACTTAGGTAGGGTACTTATGTATGGCTTGCCTGGTACGGGTAAGACTTACTTCGGTATGAACTACCACTTGACGGGTAATGCTTATCGCCTTATCTGTACGGAGGAAATGACTGATAGTGACCTTATCGGTGGCTATCGTCAAAGCACTAACGGTACTTGGCAGTTCCGTGAAGGCGTAGGTATCAAGGCTTGGCGTGAAGGCGCAAGGCTTGTAGTTGATGAGATCAACAGAGTAAACTCTGATGTTGAGTCACGGCTTATGGCTCTCATTGACACTACGGCTTCTAGTAGTTGGGAACATCCTGAGACAGGCGAAATCGTAAAGCCTAAGGATGGTTTCTCCGTAGTGGCAACGATGAACGGTGAGCCTGAGGACTTGGCGCCTGCTGTGCTTGACCGCTTGGTCGTACAGATTAGGATAGATGAGCCTCATCCTGACGCTATTAGCCACTTGCCCGAATACCTTAGGGACATTGCTATGGCTTACGCTAGTAAGCAAGGTCCTGACAGGTACTCGCTTAGGAACTTCGTAGAGTTCGCTGGACTTTACGATAGCACTAACGACCTCAACCGTTCAGCATTGGTGGCTTTGCCTCGTATCGCTGAGCAGATGGTAGACGCTTTGGCTATCAAGCAAGTCGAGGTAAGCCATGACGCGCTCTGAGTTAGCCCCTGAGGCATTGGGTGAAAGACCCTTACTGCCTCACAATAGATACACTCACGCTGGCTCTGCCACTTCGCTCAATGATGTAAGGGTTGAGCATGGTACGGCTTCTCGTGAGCATGGTGTCTATGCCCCTACAGGTAACGGTACGATTAGCAACAGGCTACGGCGTTATGGGTTGGCACTCAGCCGAGTGAAGTTCCCCAACGCTAAGAAGCAGGCTAAGTCTTGGGGTGTAAGCCCTCAGTCCATAGACGCTGCCTCTACGCTAGTTGCTACTCACCTTTACCGTAATGCGTACGGTGATGACCCAACACAAGGGACTATGAGCGTAGCCCCGTTAGCGCAAATGCTAAACGAGGATAACCCTCATTCGTCACTGTTCCTTGAGGCTCTGTCTTATGCTGGAACTAAAGCATTTGACGACTTGCTTACGGTTGTAAAGCCCGAGGTAAGGGAAGTGCTAGAAACCTACAAGGATTCGGCTGAGTATTACCCAAACAGTAGGCTGCGCTACCTGCTTGGCATCAACTCCGATAACAAGTATCGGCGTAACCATGCTAGGCGTATGTGGAGAGACTTGGCTAGAGTGCTTGACGGTGCTTCTCAGTCATGCTCTAACTCGCTTAGAAGCAAGACCAAGCAGGCTGAGCATCAGCGTAAGCGTAAGCGGCTGAGCAGTCAGTTCGGTAACGGTAAGCCAATAGACACTAGTGCTGAACTTACGGGATGGTATCCGTTGTTCGTCAGTAAGCCTGACCTAGACATTCCCCATACGGGCAAACTAGGTAGGCGTAACATTTACACCAATGAGGGTAAGTACCCTCGCAACATTGGGCGTATGATTACTGACCCTGAGCGACGTATCTTTAGCCGTAAGACTAGGTCTCTTGGTGCTGTAGTCGTAATCGACTGCTCAGGCTCAATGAACCTAACCGATTACGACCTAGCCGAACTGATGAAGTCATCAGCAGGGGCTACTGTTGTGTGTTACTCAACAGGGCATCGGGCTGACGAGGAACATCCCAACGCTTGGGTCGTAGCCCGTAAGGGTAGGCAAGTTAGACATTTGCCTGAGTTCCCTGGCGGTAACGGCTGTGACGCACCTGCTTTGGCTTACGGCGTAGGTCTTAGGTCAAGTAGCAGTCAGCCCGTTATTTGGGTATCTGACGGCGCAGTTACGGGCTTGGGCGATGTCAATAGCCATAGCCTAGAACTCCAATGTAAGCGGATAGTTCAGAGGTATGGCATCCACCATGTCTATACGGTAAACGAAGCAGTAAGACTAATGAAGAAACTACAAGGAGGTAAGTCATGAATCCCGAGGAACTGTTACTACAGGAACTCAAGTCCGTAATGGATAACGCTAGTGAGAAATTGGACAGTGAGGCTAAGTCTGAGCATCTAGCAGTGCTTGGGCTTGTCTCTAAGGCTATGGATGAGAACCACGATTCAGGTGCTCACATTTACGCTATTAGGGAAGTTCCTATTAGCGAAGTGCTTGAGGCTGAGTCTGAGCATCCAGGTCGAGTGCTAAACCATCACTGCGTATCTAATCCTGAGGCTGAAGGCTACTCTGGTGGCTCTATTGAGCACTTAGGGGAATGTTCTGAGGCTGACGGCTTGGGCGCAGGGTTCGGAAACAATCAACTTATGACCGTTATCTGTGACCAAGTAGAGCCCGTAGGGCTTATTGGCAGGGCTAACTACGAGGATGGTAGTAAGTTCACCGTACTCGCTACGCCTTCCTTCGTAAGCACCGAACGGCGTAAGCCTGACGGCGAAACCATTACGAGGATTTATGACCCTGCTGATGGTGAGCCTGAGGACTTGAGCACTTATGCTGAGCACGAGGTAGATGCGATAAAGAACATTTACATAGGGCTTATGCTTCCGCGTAGGATCAAGCGTGAGTATCCCGAAACCTTTGCCTCATTGGTAAAGGAAACAATCAGGAACCTAAGGGATGGTGAGGATGAGTAGCACTACGCAAAGCCTTATCGCTATAGGCGTATGGGCTCTAGTCGTAGGGCTCATAATCGCTACCAAAAAGGGCTAAGTTACGGGTGAGTGGGTCTATTGAGGGTGAGCCTGAAAGTCGCTAGGCAATAATCCCTCGATAGACCTGCTCTAACCGCTTCCACAACAACACTAAGTATCGCTACCGCGACATTTCTGCGTATCGCTAGTTCGGGGGCTTAGTTACGCTTAGTTACGCTTCGATACCATAATACTTATGCTAAGAAACCCTACTTGACTGGCTCCCCCATTCCTAGTAGGGTGGATGTCGTCGAGGATGAGCCTCGACACCTAGAGAAAGGACAAGCCATGCTGACGGCGAACTTCGCCCTAATCAGTAAGGAGCCGAAACGCTGGGGGCTTAGAGTCTTCGGCAAGGGTAAGAAAGGGCAAAAAGTTACCGTAACTAATCGTTGGGGTAACAAGTCCGATAAGGTACTTGTAGAAAAGGTCGGCGACCTGCCTGCTAACCCTTATAACGGTCAGCCCGAGGCTGAACTCTGGACATTCCAGAACGCCTAAGGCTAACGGGGCGGTACACTCTCCTAACGGGGGGTGTGCCGCCCCACCCCCCCTACCCCCCTACATAAATACCCGTCCTCTACATGTGTGTTTTTTGCACACTTGAGTACTGCTCGATGTGTGGTTTCCTGTATTACGGCATACTGAGAAAAGAAAAAAGAAAAAGAAAAGACTCCCCCCACGCTTCCTACCGAAGTAGAGGTGGCCGTAGCCAAGGTTTTTAGCCGACACCTGTTTGTGTTGTACGTTCACACGCTGCTCCCCTGACTCGGGGGTCAGAGGTCTACCCGCGTTCCCGCGTGTTCTTGGCCCGCACCATGCAACCGGTGTACGCCCATGCATGCCCGGCGCTTCCCAGCGAGCGGGTCTTGATGAGTTGCGGCAAGAGCATAGCACCAGTTTGTGTATGATGGCAAGTCAATGGCACGCAAACCAAAAGGAATCAAAGATGACATCTGGGGCGTAGTCCGTGGTGTCAGCGATTTTGTAACTGGTACCCAGCGCAACCCGATGGAGATGCCGCAGGTAACACAGTTTAGGAACACTGCCAGGACTGTGGTTGGGACTGGGGCAAAGGCTGCCGACCTTTATGTATCCGGAGGCCTTGCTGGCTCATTTCATCGCAACGTTATGGTTCCAGCGTCGATGGTGGCCTCACCGGCCACCAAGTCCAGGGCTGAGCGAGAAGGTCTAAAATCGTTTGCCGTAGACGCCGCTGCTGCTGGCGTTGGCTTTGGTGCTGCCGCCGGAGTTACTAAAGGTGCAAAAATTTATGCTTCTGCTGTCAAGTCAGGAAGTGTGGTCAATCCAGTGGCCGCAACCATGAATGTGCTTTCTGGACAAAAGGTAATTGTTCACGGGTCAAGAACTCAGGGAATTCAGCAATTGCTACCCAATGCTGGAAGCAGGGCTCTTCCAAATGAGAAGGTTTTGTTTGGCTTTGACCCCAGGAAGAACCAGGCCTGGCACCTAATACGTCAGGCAAACTCCTATGCCACCCAGCAAGCATCTAGCAAGGGAAGTATTTATGTGGCCAAAGTTCCAAAGAAAGGAACTAAAGTCCTAAAAAACACCGATCACAAACTGGCCAAGAATACAAAGTTTGAATCAGTGGTCGATGTGTCAAAGAAGCCAGGAAAGGTAATAAAAGAAATTCCTTCCTATGACATAAATGCAAACACTGTCGAGGGGTATCTTGAAACCTACAAAGCCCTTCAAAAGGCTTTGAATAGAGCCGGTGTTGCTCCGCGTAAAAACGCTAACGCTGATAAACTTATCCCAACAATAAAAAGGCTTGTAAAGCCAAAGCGTCCTAGAAAGTTTTATCCGGCACCGTAAATGCATAAAGGGCGGAGGGCGATCTCTGCAGAGGACCGAGCCCTATTCTGGCAGGCCCTGCAATCTGGTGTGACGCTGAAGGAGGCTGCCCGCACAGCAGGCATCTCCTACAACACCGCCATTAAGTGGTCGGCCAAGGCCAAGCAGACCAGCCTGGAGTTGGAGCAGGTCAAGATGGCGGTGACCAAGCCCTCTGGGGGCCACGCTGTAGAGCGCGACCGGGTGGTCATGAAGGACATGCCCCCCGTAATACCAACTTCCCGGTTGAGCCCAAGGGCTCAACGCGGGTTGGAAGACTTCGATTACTTTCGGCGCGTGTATCTAGGACGCATCCCCAGCCCCTGGCAGGTTGATGCCGCATACAAGATCGTAGAAATGTTGGAGCACCCCGAGAAGCAGTTCATGGTTCTTAATTGCCCTCCCGGCGTGGGCAAGTCAACGCTCTTCCACGATGTGGCCGTTTGGTGTATCGTCCGCAACCGCGCTATCCGCGTGATGATTGGATCAATTAGCCAGACACTAGCCAAGATGTACTCCCGCCGCATCCGTGAAACCCTAGAGCGCGCAGCCCCAATCCAGCCAGACCCGGAGATGGTGGCTCGAGGCCTGGCTGTAAATGCTGAGGGGTGCTTGTCGCTTGACTATGGGCGATTCAAGCCGAACTACCTGGGTGCTCTGTGGCGCGCAGAAGAGTTTGTGGTCGAACAACAAAACTCTGGAGGTCTTGACAACAAGGAACCAACCGTTTCTGCGTACGGTATTGAGTCTGAGTTCATTGGGCACCGCGCCGACCTGGTTCTTTTTGATGACGTGGCCAGCCCGGAGAACGCCAAGGAATCTGTAGCACGCGATAAACTGCTTGAGCGCTGGGATTCGATGGCCGAGGCACGCGTCGACCCAGGCGGCATTCTTGCCGTTATAGGTCAGCGTTTGGGGCCTCAAGACCTATACGCCCATTGTCTCTCCAAAGTCACTTATGAGGACATGGAGGAGTATGACGGGAGCGATGTCAAGAACAAAGACGATCTTGTAGAACCGGAAAAGTCCTACAAGTACCACCACCTTGTTTACAAGGCCTACTACGAGGAGTTGGACGATGGAACAGCAGCCTGTAAACGAAGGGACGCACCACCGTGGCCAGACGGCCCCCTCCTGGAGCCGTTCCGCCTATCGTGGCGTGACCTTTCCTACATCAGATACAACACGCCAGCAAAGTTCCAGGTGGTTTACCAGCAGGAAGACATGCCGGAAGGCCACTACCTCATCGAACGTACTTGGGCGACTGGGGGCATGGGTCCTGATGGGGTTCTTTACCCTGGCTGTATTGACATTGGCCGCCGTCCTGGATACATACCGTCTGATCTTTCGCAGCCGATCATCTCAATAGCCTCGGTTGACCCCAGCCCAACCATGTTTTGGGCTATCCAGTGGTGGCTTTACCAGCCAGAAACAGGCCTTAGGTACCTAGTTGACATTGAACGCACCAAATTGACCGCCGAAGAACTGCTTGGATACGACACCAGCACCGGAGAGTACTCCGGAATCATGGAGTATTGGCAAGAAAGGTCTTACGAACTGGGTTATCCGATCACTCACTGGATCGTAGAGATCAACGCTGCCCAAAGATTCTTGTTGGCGCACGATTTTGTGCGTAAATGGCAGGCTTATCAGCGCGTGAACGTGGTGCCACACACGACTAGCCGCAACAAACTGGACGAAAACCTTGGAGTAGAGGCTTTGCTGCCGCCTTTGTGGCGTTCCGGACAGGTTCGCTTGCCAGACTTGCGCGACAACTGGAAGACGCTGGCGTTTATCGACGAGATGACATCTTGGACTAGAGATAAAAAGAACGGAACCGACCTAGTGATGGCACATTGGTTCGCTGAACTGCACATGCCGCAGTTGCGTCCAGTCGTCGCACCACCTAGACTATGGAGACCATCTTGGATGAGTGCATGACTGTGCTACCTTATTAGAAGGTACGCGCAGGAGCATCATGGCATCAAAAAAGAACACCAAGGCTGTAGGAAAGAGGGTAGCAGAGCGAAAGGCGTTTGTCGCTTCTCGCCCGAATCTTTCTAAAGCAGAGGCCCGTAAGCGCTTTTATGTTAGAACTCGTGCACAAGAACTTGAAGCAGCAGGAAAGCCGGTTGATCGCGCAGCCCTGAGGCGCAATTTTGAAATTGGTCGAATCGAGCGCGAAGGATTCATGACCGCGCAAGATGTTCAGCGCGCTGCTGCTGTGCGTGCACGCATTTCTTCACAAAGTTCTGGAACCGTTGGCAATCCAAACACAAATCAAAGAACAGATTCCGGCACTGCCCGCGTATCACCAACTCAAATGATGGGTGTTAGGCGTCAATCGGTTGAAGGTTGGAAGTCTGGTCAGGTTCAACCAGGGACTCAGCGTCCGGGACCATCCACTTGGTCAAAGGTTACTGGTTGGGCTGGCAAAACAGAAAACTGGACGGATGCTATTCAGGCTCCAAGAAAATTTTTGGAAAAAGAGTTTTTGAGCCAGGCGGAAAGCATGCAAGCAACATTTGTTGCTCCTGCATGGAACCAAACCGTTGGTCGAATTAATCCTCGCCTTAAGGCTCGTGAAGCAACTCCAGGAGAAGCAGTAATCAATACTGCTCTTACTGCTGCATCTATTGCTTTGCCTGGTTCTGGTGCCGCGGTAAAGGGATTTGCTGGCAAACTTGGAAGTCGCTTTGCTAGTGGGCGGATTGCAACTCTTATTAAGGGTACTGGCCGGATAGTAAAAAACGAAGCACAACTGTGGACAAGGGGTCCAAAATCTGTTCCAACCTCAGTTCGCGGTAGGTTGAGCCCGACCCAACAGCGCAACGCATTTGCTGATGCCCGCGGTTTGCCGCCATCAAGTGCTCGACAACTCGAGGGTCCAATGTATGGTCCGCCAAAGCCAACCAGTCCTTCGCCAGCAGTCACTGCGCGTACGTCTCCAGTTACGGGCAAGGGAACGGGTAAGGGAACGGGCAAGGGAACGGGCAAGGGAACTGGCAAGGGAACGGGTAAGGGAACGGGTAAGGGAACAAGCAAGGGAACGGGCAAGGCACCAGGAAAGGAGAAGGGAAAAGGAAAGTCATCAACTGAAAGATTGCAGGAAAAAATCCTCAAGGATAATGAGGCAGCAATTAAGTCGGCAATGCAACAGAAGCCCCCTGCCGCCAGAACGCAAAAGCCCGGTTCCAAAACGGAGCCGCCTCGCACACGCGCAAAAACAACGCCGGTAACGCCGTCTACACCAAAGCCAACTGCAGTTGAGTTGGCCAAACCAAAAACAACGCCAGCGACCAAAGGAAAGGGAACAGGAAAATCAAAGACGGCTGACTCTACGCCGGGGCAGGTAAAGCCCGCTGAACCCGTAAAGGCTGCACAAAAGAAGACTTCGCCCAAGGCCAAGCGGGTCAAGAAGTCTACTGCCAAGAAGGTTGATAAGAAGTCAGCAGTCAAGAAGCAGAACGTTGCAAAGGAGCAAACCCGCCCAAAAGCGCCAGAGCCGGGAAAAGCCCCGGCCAAGCAACCTCCGAGGCTGATAACTTCGACTGGTCGTTCATCGACCTCGGCTGGAGCCGCTAACCCGAAGGTGTTGCCAGCCAAGCCAGTTAAAAGGTTTGCAACCCAAGCCGACTATGACGAGTTCATGAGGAAGGGCGGACAAGAGGTTCTTCGCAAGATGTCCGTTCCTGAGTATGAAGCGTTTAAGCAGGCAAATAAAGGTTGGATTATTGGGCGTGATCGTGCGCGTAGGGCAATCGAGCAAAGTCGTGCTGCTGCAAGAAACAGGGAAAAAATGAGAACGGCTAGGTATCAGCGTGCTCGCCCAGAAACACGAGCCCTTTATAACAGGATCATGGAAGCAAGGGCACTGAATGCAGCGAGACTTCCGTAATGCTGACACCAGAGGAGATTGTTGCCCTCTATAGGCAGCGTGTGCGTTCTGCTGGCCCCGTAAAAGAGCAGATGCGTCGTGTCCGAGAACTGGCAAATGGTGACGTAATTGTCCCATTGAACGAGTTGGACCAAAACGCAAAGACATCTGTTGCCAACCTGCTTGTTCAGGGATTGGACCAAATGTCCATGCGTGTTGCATCGACCATGCCCTCTCCGTACTTCCCGCCAACCAAGGAAGGTTCAGAGCGAAGCAAGTCGCATTCGCGTCAGCGCAAGCGCGCAATGCTGGCAATCTGGGATCACAACAGAATGCAGATGAAGATGCGTCGTCGTGCTCGCCACTTGCTTGGCTACAGCCAGTCTGCAGTCGTGGTAAAGCCGGACTTCCGCACGCTGATGCCAACGTGGACGGTGCGCAATCCACTGGATACTTTTGCAGCACCCACAGATGATCCGGACAATCCTGTTCCATACGATTGCATTTTTAGTTACAGGGTAAGTGCACAGTACCTGCTGAACAACTACGGAAACACCGTAATCGAAACACTTCGCATGGGTCGGGTAGAACCAGACTCTCGATACACCATGCTTGAGTATGTGTCGCCACAGGCGATTCAACTCGTTGTTCTTGGATCAGAAGACCATGAAGGTCTAAGCCCAAGCGAGCGTCGTGGTCTTGAGGTCGTGGAGTTGGAGCGTATTCCAAACCGGACAGGAATGCCGCTGGCAGTTGTTGCCAATAGGATCACGCTTGACAGGCCGCGTGGCCAGTTCGATGGCGTTCTGGGGATGTACTACACCCGTGCTCGTTTGCAGGCTCTCACCGAAATCGCTATTGAGCGCGGCATCTTCCCAGAGGAATACCTGGTTGCCAACCCTGGAGACAACCCGGAAATCCTCCAAGTTGCTGACGGCAAGTCTGGACAGTTGGGTATCGTTAAGGGCGGAACCATCCAGCAGTTGCAACTCAACCCTGGATACAAGACCGACACGGCTCTTGACAGACTTGAGCGCCAGGAGCGACTCGAGGGTGCAATTCCTGCAGAGTTTGGTGGCGAGTCACCAACCAACATTCGCACTGGTCGCCGTGGTGATTCAGTTCTGTCGGCAACCGTTGACTATCGAGTACAGGAAGCCCAGGCCGTTTTTGAGTCCTCGGTTGTAGAGGAAGACAAGATTGCCATTGCAATCGAAAAGGCTTATTGGGGTTCTTTCCAAAAGTCGTTCTACACGCCAGGCCGTTCGGCTGCTGGCAAGTCTTTGTATGTGCCAAACCAGTTGTGGACAAACGATTTCCACTACGTGACCTACAGCGCTGCTGGGTCAGATGTTAACTCGCTTGTGATTAGCCTTGGCCAGCGTGTTGGTGCGGGTCTTATCAGCAAGGAAACCGCTCGGGAGTCCGACCCACTAATTGCAGACCCAGACTACGAGCACGACAAGATCATTGCAGAGGGTGTTGAGGCCGCTCTGCTTTCGTCTATTCAGCAACAGGCAGTTGACCCGAATGGCCCATACCAGCCAGATGACCTGGCTTATCTGGTTCGCTTGGTTGTTGAACAAGATGTCCCACTCTTTGAAGCCGTTAAAAGAACGGATCAAAGGGCTCGAGACAGGCAAGCCGCTATGATGCAACCTGGCGTACCAGAAACCATGCCGGGACTGGCAATGCCAGGGATGGGAGCCGAGGCTGGAATGGCTCCGCCAGCAGCAGGACCAGCGGGAATTGAAGGACTACTAGCGCAGTTGGGGGCCTAAATGTCAATGAATAGAACAGACCTGCAGAACGTGGCAGCACGTGCAGGAAAGAAACTTGCAGTAAAGACTCCACCGTCTTCGCAGTATGGCGAAGCGGCAAGGCTTGAACGCGCTCAGCAGGCGATGCCAATGGGCCAAGCGCCAACAGATTCTGTTGGTCAAATCAATGCTGAGCGCCCAAGGCCGGGACAACTAGGTCCACTTACAAGACCAACCGACTTTCCGGATCAGCCAATCACGGCAGGGGCAGACTTTGGCGAAGGGCCAAACTCCCTGCAGGCTGGAATCCCGATGATGAACGATGAGGACATTGCAATCAATGAGTTGATTAACATTGCGCGCTTGTATCCCAATACTGGCCTTGGTGACCTGATTGACAAGTATGGATTCAGATGAGTTGGCAGTCCCAACTGGACCCAAGCAGTCAGGCCGCTCTTAGAAAGAAGGCTGAGCGGGAACTTCTTTCCGCACGCGCACAAGTTATTGAGGACCCGGCAATGGCCGAGCGACTCAACTCAATCAACCAGCG